ACCCAGAAACCCCAAAAAAATCATGGATACATAAGTTGCCTTGGATTTTAGTAGGCGTTTTCGCCTTAACTGCACTAGCTTTTTATTTATTCAGTATTTATAGTACCGAAGAAGAAATTGATGAAAATTTTGATTGGGATAAAAAATTTCAAAACGAAATAAATAATTATCGTTAAGATTTCTTTTTCCAATTGATTTTCTCGTAATTTTTTTTAAACTGCACAGAGAGATTCCTAGGGGAATCTCCTTTGCCATTAGTGGGTTTTTGTTTAGTTTTAGCTTTCTTTTTTTCAGACATCATGTTTGTACGCCATCTCCTGTAAAGGGATTTTTCCCTCCAGTATTTTTTAATTTATTACCTTTTTGGTCAATTTCTCCCTTGCGAATTTTTGTAGCAGAAACTTCTTGCAACTCTTTTGAGAGTTCAAGTTGTTCAATATTATAGCCTACTCCTCGTCCGTAAAATACATCGGTAATATTTGGCAATTCAATAACTTTAATTTTATTCCCAAATTCGGGGCAAGCCGCGTGAATTTCTTCTTTTACTCTTTCAAAGTCATACGGATTTGAATCATCTATGCCTCCAACGTCGCGGAGAGCTATACAACATTGTCCTGTACGTTTTATAGATTCCGCAACTAGGGTCTTATGTCCAACGTGAAATGGCTGATATCTGCCTATCAGTAATGCGGTTGGCGCCTGATTGTTCCACATTTGACTGTTTAATGATGTCATTACTGCGTCCAGCCATTCTTGTGGTGTTCCAGAGCTTAGTCTGACATCATAATCTACTGGAGGCTCAAACATTTTGTTGGTATCCTCAAATCTACCTTCTTCAATCCGATCAACCCAAATGGTAAAATCTGCATTGAAAAGTTCTCTTGCTTTTTTTGTTGGGCATACAAAATCTGCCACCGCAAAGCTACCATATTTACAACTAAATTCACAGAGTTTACCAAGCCTTCTTGCATGCTCTAATCTGTCTTCTTCAGAAAAGCCTAGGTCTTTATGAATCTCCGTGCGAACTGCATCTGCGTTAAACCATACTGCCTCCAAGCGGGGTACTAGCAATTCAGCTAAAGTAGTTTTCCCACTTCCGGGCAAGCCCATGATTAAAATTTTTCTCTTGAGTTTATCCATGCATTGAATTACAGTAAAAAAACCATTTTTCTACTTCCATTTGCAATAATTTGGGTCTTTTTCTCTTTTTCTTCTCATATAATCGCGTTTTTGAGCTTTTCTTCGCTCAGGGTCTGCCTCATCATATTTTTCGCGGGCTTTTTGCTGGGCAGCCTTGCCTTTTTCTGTTTTTAAATATTTTTTGTTATATTTTTTATTCATTTTTCTTCTCTGTCATAAGCTTTCAAGAATGCTGGCATTAAGGCGTTATCAACTAGAAATACAGAAAAATCATTGTCACTTTTAAAGTGAACTCCTTCGTATATTCTTGAGTCAGCAACCATTCTTGCCCTTTTCATTAATGAAGGCTTTAAATTTGGCTCTATAAGACTTATCACGTTGGCTGAAAAATAAGCAGATAATGTATGACCACTAGGATAGGAAGGAGTGTTGGCAGAATTATTTTGAATAGAGCGATTGTAATCTAAATCAATTCCGTAATGTTTTGCTAATTGATAAGGTCTTGGTCTATTATAGTGCATTTTCAACTTCATGGCTAGAACTTCAACATCTCCATCTGATATAAATTTAAAAATATCATTAGGAATATTTTTGCCACTAATTTTTTTATAATGATTAATGATAAATAGAGCAGGGTCTTCATTCATTTCTTTAAGATTTGATTTGAATTCTTCGGAATGCTCGGACTCCATAAAGCTCTTTATTTGCATTAATTCTTTTTTAGTTTCAGGACTTGAGTTTTTTGGTGGGGGAAAATTTAAAAGTGGGGACACGCTGATATCCATATATTTAAAATCACTATCCGCAGTTTCAAGAAAAGCTTTTGGGGTTTGGGTATACGTCAAACCATTCAAATTGTTTGCTTTGATTTTTTCCGTAAAATCTATTTCGATATAATCTTGATTTTCCATTAATACTTTACTTTTAATCCGCCTTTAAAGTAATTCGGATGCTTTTTAAGCTCTTCTGGAATTTCTAGACGCTCAACCTTTACATATTCTTGGAAGTAGAATTCAAAGGCTTCTTGGTCATTATTTTCTTGAGCGATTCTGATTTGCTCCAAGTATTCAAGCTCTAGCTCTTTGTTTACTCGGTCTTGAGTAAGTAAGTGGTCTATTTCTGCGTCAATATTAGTTTCAGGCGCAACAAGATCTTCGGGAGTAGTGTCTGCGATATGTGTGCATGAGAATGTGCAAATTAGTGCAGTAATTAATAAATATTTCATTTTCTACTTTTAACTACTTTATTATAGTAATCTTCATCCCAAAATCTATAATAATCTGTATTTTCTAGCTTATCTGAATATTTATTTAACTCAGATAGTCCCTGTATAAACAAAATTGCATATTCATCGTTATTTGTTTTAATGCCATTAATTTTATTAATTTGATCTGGGTGATCCCAAATCAACCATAAATCTCTAGAGTTTGCCAAATCTTGATATTGATTGCAGAAATTTTCAAGCCAATTTTTAGTAAATTTTTCTTTATCTCCGTAAATTAACCATAGCATTGGTCTGTGTTCGGAATCTAGGCAGTTTTTTGCGTCTATAAAAAAATCAGTTGATTCAATTATTTCCATTTTGCTGAGAAAGGCTTTTGCAAATGGGCAAATCGCATGACCTCCAAGCTCTTTGCGTTTCATAGAAACGTAATCTATATAATCTCTAATCATTTATAAAAAAATTTTTATCATCATGCTTCTTTATTTTATCTAGATCTTTAGTTTTTTCGACCTTCGAGTCTCGATCACAAAGCCAGCGATAGTGATCTGCGTCATCTGACCATTCTTCTCCTGTCCAAAACTCAAATCCTGCGTAATCTGCTTTGTATGCGCAACAATTTTCATATCCTGCTCCTACATACATATATTCTTTATTATTTTCAATGCAATAATCTATTTCTGCTAGGTTAGCATATTTGCCGAGGTATAGTTTGGGATTTGCGTAATTCCAAGCGAATTGAGTGGAAAATACGCTATTACTCCCTACATCTCTCATGTATGTAAATGCTATTGGGTCGTGCCAACCACCTTCTTCTGAGGGAGAATAGTATATTATAAAAAATTTACGATCTACTTCTAGTTCGATTAATGGTTCGAGTTTCCAAGGTTTAAAATTTCTATACTTTATATATTTGTCAAAAATAGAATTCAAAATACCCATATCTATATCTTGGGCTCTAATTACTTTAGTTAATATGTTTCTGCATTTTTTTCTTGTCTTTTTATTGCTTTTACTGTCTAAGAATTTACTCAAGCATATTCTTGTTTGTCTGGCTTGATACCAATGCGATTTCTTATCATTTTTAGGGTTAAAATAGTCATCTGGTAGCCAGCCCTCAACTAATGCTTTATCCTCATCTTCCTTAGGAACTCGAGCCATACAGTCAAAAAAAAGGTAATCATATTCCATGATTGCTCCAGAATAATGTCTGAAGTATATTTCCATGTTAAAAAAGTTCCTCCTTCCCCATTTCCCATCCTCGTGTGGCCGAAATGCCTCGATTTATAAATCTGCATCCCACCCTTATAGGATCAAATTTACGCATTTCATCTATAATTAGTTCTTGAGAAAAATCTTTACAGCTATATACGTCAAACTGAACTAGATTGGGGTCGGATTGCTCCCAAGAATGTAGGCAGATATGGCTTGTGGTAATCATACAAAATGCTGTTATTCCTTCATTGCCTTTATCAAAACACCTAATTGCTTTGGCCGGATATAAGATTTCCATATCAATTTTTTCGACAATTTGTTCCAGCCAACGCTCGGTAAAATCTTCGTCTTTGAATGGAGTCTCTTTATATGTGCAGTTTACGAGAAGATGTTTGTGATCCATAGATTGAGTTACACTGAAGATTACTCTAAATCTATATCCATTTCACCATTTCCAACCTCAAGCAATTCTTGAATTTTTTCTTGCAAGGCTCCGACCATGACAAAAGTATTTATATCAAATTCATCAATATATCTATAAACCAAGTTATCTAAATCGAAGCGAAAGGCATCTGTCTGCTCGTCATAATCCCTAGGGCCGCTTATTTCAAAATCATCATCTGTCATTATATATAATTACACTTGAATGCAAAAAAAGGGGTGCCATGACGGCACCCCTAAATAGAGCATATTTTATGCTCTTACTTATTGCTTGTGAAGTGCTTTTGAATCAATCCGACAATCAACAAGAGAGTGATTAGACCGGCAAGGCTCGCACCTTCTCCAACAAATCCGTTAACAATGTTTTGCAGGTTTGCAATTACATTCATACCGGCCTCTTCTCCAAACACCACTTGGGCGAGAATCAAGAGTCCGATAACTGACGTTAATAGGGTGAATAAGCCTCCAATGGAAGACTTTACTGTATTTACTATATTATCCATATTTATTTTGGGTTTAATTAGAAATTAAGAACGACGGCTGCCCCCACAACCCATTCATCGTCGATGTTATCTGCATCAACGAAATCTGCAGACAAAACAACCGAAGCATTATCTGAAATGTCTTTTGAAGCGTCTACGCCAACAGAGTAGTAGTCTACGTCAACTGAATCAGACAATTCAGTATTACCGACTACCGCATTTAAGCTAAGTCCTGCGAGATCTGTATCGATCTGATGAGAAACTCCGACTTCATATGTATACAAAGATTCATCTAAATTTCTATATACAGACAATGTTGGAGACAGATTCGTATTACCTGTCAATTTTAGCTCTAATTCAGACAAAGCTTCTCCGGGAACTTCTTCGAAGTGATTGACTCCGCCGTAAACTACGAGCAATTCATCCATCAAAGATGTGCCTAGTCCCGCTCCCATATGATAGCTATCGTTACCAGAGTTGACCGCTTGATTTGAGCAGACATGTGCGCTTGCCGAAAGACCATTTAAAGATGCCCCCAAGCGCAATGACGTTTGTAGAGACTCTTCGGCTTTCTGGGCGCCTCGATAAAAATAATCTGATGCGTAACCAATCTTGGCAGAGTTTCCCGCAAAAGCGGCGTTAGTGAGTGCTAGTCCTGCAACGGCAGCTAGCGCAATTATTTTATTCTTTAGTTTCATAATAAAAAATTATTTAATTCTGATTTCTTTCCATTCAACGCATTTGTTCTTTACTAAGTCTCTGATATGTCTTTGTCGAGAATTTAATTGGCTGTTTCCGCTTTTAACTTCTATGAAGGTTATCTCTTCTTCCCCAAAAGACACATAATCTATTGGCTTTCCTAAAAATGTGCAAGATTCGGGGTCAAATTCGAATTGGTCTAAGAATGGAGCAAGCGTTTCTGCTATGTGCCCCAGACGAACTTCACTACTTTTTTTCTGGGAAAGAAGTTTTTTTCTGTTTTCTGTTTCTTCTTGTAAGTTTTTTTCTAAGACTAAGATTTGTTCGGTTAATTTTTTTTCTTCGGTTTTTAAGTCTAATTCTTTTTGTTTTAGGAAAACCGATTCTTCTTTTATGCTTTGTTTTAAATGATTAACTGTATTTGAAAAATCTAATCTTTGGGTTTCAATGTATTGCTTGTCTTTAAGAGAGCTTTCTGTTAGGTTAGCAACTTCTTGTTTGAGAGACTCAATACTAGCGTTAAGTTTTTTTTTGTTTGATTTATAAAAATATGCCGTCCACGATAGACATAATATAATAATAATTAATTCGTTCATATATTATATGATAAAAGTCTAATTTTTCAATAATAATTTTTTGTATAAAAACAAACGTCCCTCGCAATACCGCCATAAACATTTTCTTTTTTCAAAATAGCTTCTTGGTATACTCCAAAAAATCTTGCCGCTGGGCCCAGTGCCATTTTTTTTGCTAAAAGATTTGATGCGCGAGAGACCCCTCTGAGCTTTTTGAATTTAAAATACTTTTGATACGTATCGCACATCCAAAAAAATTGCTTCATAGGAATTATTGAGAAAGGCTTTTTAATGCTATTGAGGACACCATAGCTCATTATATTTGAGTTGCCATAAAAAAAATAAAACCACATATAGCAGACTTTGCCTTCAAAGCTAACTTTCCAGCCCTGTATATCTCTTTCTTTTAGCAATTGTAACTTAAAACTATCTTCGGTTTCTTCATCTGAAAATTGTATTGACCAATTCCTTTCCTTGCAAGCAGAAATTATTTCTGATGCACAAAATTTTGCCGAGGTCAGACTAAAGCCCGTCATAATTTTTGAATTTTGGGCCTCCACTAATATTGGGCAAGCCCTCAGGTCGGGGCTCACTTTATTTTTTCGGGAGACTTAGTCCTTCTAATTTTTAAGCGTTTTACATCTGGGTCTTTCCAGCGTTTGAGTGTTGCTTTTAGCTTATTAAGCCTTTCCTCTGCTTCCATTTTTGTATAATAATTGCGTTCTTCTATTCGCCGACCATTTCTAGTGACGACATACCATTTTATATCTTCTTCCATTTTATTGTAGTATTTTAGATCTAATTGAACTTAAAACCCTAGAGGTCTCAAGTTGTTTGTTTCGATAATATACGCTAATCGGTAAAGACAGCGAAAATCCAATTGATAAAATTATGCATATTGTTCCTAGAAAGGCCCAAACTGAGCTTAATGCAATTTCAAGCATTTGATGTGGGTTTTTGCCAGACTTGGGCAGACTTTAGCTTAAGCAAATCATGGGTCTGTATTTGAGTCAACTTTTCTCGTGTATTTGGCCTGCGAAATACTCTATATTTAGCTTTCCAAGGATCGGTCACGAAAGGAAGGTCAAATCTTGCTAAATTTTTTGCAGAAAGGTATTCCACTAATTCTTTTCTATTTACTAATATATATGAGTCTGAGGTTTCAAACGCAATAAAGGCAGCTCTTCCGTATATCCATCCCTCGCCACCTCTTTTATTGGTGAACTCAATCCAAATCCACTTGTCAAAAGATTTATTCTTAAATTTTTTCTTTGTTTTTAAGTCTACCTCGATACCCTTTCGCGATGGAGTATCGAAAATAAACTGAACATTTTCTTTTTTAAGAAGAGATGTGGCTCTTTTAGGTCTGTAGCCTTTTTGTATAGCAATATCTTTAAACATATCGAATGTATTTGGTCTTTTTTCTGTCATTTTAACCCTAAAAACGTATAAAGGGATCAGTGGATTGATCGCTTTGAAAATCTGAGGGTCTATTTATATTTGAGTTAATATAATCTATAATATTCATTGAATTTGGTAATTCTACTGTGCCTCCTTGGATTTCTTGTTGATAGCGTACTTCAGCCATATCATATTCATATATATGTGGGGGCTGAGACCAGTTTTCCCTCATCGCAAGACGATTTGGGCGAACCAGTGGCATATGATACAGTTTTACATGTATTGGCACTTTCTTGACCGCAGAAGAAATATGTTTATTTGCTTGATCTACAACAGGAATTACTTCTTGCCTAGTGATTGTTCCATCGTTTGATCTTTGTACCTTGGTTGGGACTAATGGAACTGTCGAAAGACAGCCTGTGAAAAATGTAGTAGTTAAGAGAAAAATATATTTCATTACCATAAATCTACACATTAATGTTAATCTTAAGCACTTTATGATTTACTCTTTTGAGTAACTCGATCAATTTGTTCCTGAGTATAGACATCAAAACCCAACTGATCTAACCAAGACTTATGCACGGGGACGATGGTTTCTGATCCGACAAATCTTCCTAACTCTTTATAAGTTAAATGCGTAAATGAGGTGGAACCTTTCTTTCTTCCACGCTTAGAGTTATTCTGAACTTCTTTTCTAACTTTCATTTATATATTATATATCGAAATACTTAAAAAGTCAATAAAAATTATTTTTTATTTATAATTTATGAAATTTCTAATAGATTTAAAAACTTTTCCCGTTCTGCAGGGCTTTTTTCTTTATATTGTTTTTTTAGAGATTTAAAAATGAATTTTTCTGGCACGATCTCTCCTTCGTCCATTTTTTTAATTTTTTTAGCTAACTTCCGTAGTCTTTTAATTAATGATCCGTTCATAATATATTTGATAAAAAGGCTATATTTGAAAATTCTACACCAACATCGTGTGCGATATTTAAGTTTGGGTGTGTGACGCTTAGGAAATAATTATTGGGATACATTGCTGCAAGATCGTCATAGTTTTTATGATATTCTGCGTTATATAAAGGTAACAAGAAAACCGAATCTAATATGGAGAAATCCAACGCATTCGGCGCTGACTCATCGACGAAGTTATTAAATTTTATTTTATCTAACGAAAGCTTACTGTCAGCAACTACCTTTTCAATTTTAGACAAACATTCTTCAATTCTGCCATCCAATTCTTTGTCATCAAAAAAAGAATAAATTAATTGCGGATTATCTGTTACAATGTATTTCTCGTCACCGTAATTAATTGGTGCTACAGAATCTAAAGACCTAAAATATCTAGAAATATTCGTTTGGTTATCGGGTGCCGAAAATGTCACAACATTTTCAAAATTGAAAAATTTTTTTAGATCTTCAACGACTGATGGATTTTTGTCTTCTAAAGCTTTTGAAATAAGTATAAAATTATCACACACGCAAAATTCATTAAAAGACAGATTGTGCGGGGTTTGTACATACATAGTCGCATTGTCGAGGTCTGGAAGACTGCTTCTTAATTGATCTAGGCCTTTGTCTATAAAGCTTGAGGCTTCTTTGCATTCAAATTTTGTTAATTGAATACCTTCTGTGCTAAATAAAAATTGCCTTGGGCTAGGGTTGCCATGCTTTACTTTAATTGAGCTATCTAAAATAAAAATTTCATTTTGCTCTACTTCAATGTTTTTTAGTGTTAAGTCAAAATGTTTAGATTCTGTTATTATTTTTATTTTGTAAAATATTCTGAACGTTTTTACTAAATGATTAAAAAGTGATATATAATTATTTAATTTATTTTCATCTTCTATCCTTAGAGAGTACGGGCTAACCATACAGATGGCTTTCCCTGAATTTTCCCAACCCGAATGATTGTGTACATTTTCGTCTCTAGCGAAAATGTTTGATCTAATTTTTGTAAAATCTATACTATGCACGTCTATTATAAATAATTATTTAATTTATTCTAGTTAATTCAATATCTCTGTTAAGATGTTGGCTTTGTTGAGTAGGTCTATTCCCTCTGAGTTTCTGTAAAGTTTGCCGTATACTACTCTTGATATCTCTGATTGTATGATAAGTTTGGCGCACTCTATACATGGTGAGATGGTTACATACATGGTGGCTCCCACACTTGATTGCGTTGATTTCGCTAATTTTGTAATAGCATTGCTTTCTGCATGTAGAACTTCAGGTTTAGTTATTAAGGCGTTTGAAGGGTGATTGCTTAAGCTTTTTGGAGCTATAGACTCTGGCATAATACTCGTTTCACAAGTGTTGTCAAAGCCTCTTGGGGTACCGTTATAACCATCTGATATAATCGCTCCATCTTTAACAATTAGACATCCTACTTTTTTGCGATTTGCTTTTGATAACTTGCCCCATCTCTGGGCCATATCTATATAAGCTCTGTCTAGGCTCAACTGATCTGCCATTTAAAAACCGTAAATTGCATTAAAGTCTTTGCCACCTTTTGATTTAATGGCTCTTTTAATGGTTTTATGAGCTAGGTCAATTTCGCTTTCCTCAAGATCATCTTCATTTATATCTACATCTACAGATAAGAATTCATCAAACGTACTGATATCTAATGTGGATTCTTCTACCGTATCCCCTCTCATAGATAGAATATTTTTATCACTTTCTGCTCCCATGCAAATCCAGTTTAAGGGCATGCCAAAATCATCTGCTTCTTCTGAAAAAGCAGACTCACTTGGCTCTTCATCCCAGATGAAAAAGGGTCTCATTCCCTCTGACCAAGTGTGAGCAAACGCCTGAACGTTTTGCATGTCGGTAACTTGCTCTCCGCCTACTTCAGACGGATTAAGTTTATGGTTTAAAATATTATAAGAGAGCGAGAAAAATTTTCCATACTCCCCTCCGCTATACAGGTGGAACCATTTAAATAAATTACCGCAATTCCAGCAACCAGTTTTCTCATTTGTGATAACTATTCTATTTTGTGCGGTCTCTGAGATTTCTTCGAAAGCATCGTAAAATGTATCCACAACATTTTTTAATTTAATTTCTTCACTTTCGTTTACGGAATTATTTACTTGAATAATAATTGGAGAGCTGAGGTCTGGAGAGAGTTCAAATAAGTCAAAAATTGTCGACCATAAATTGATTTTCGCAGCGGATTTTTTCATAGTGGCAGTTGTTCCACAAAGATGAGTAACTTTTGAAAGATCAACCGAGATATCAATATTATATTTTCTAGCTAATATTCCAATTTTCTTTAATTCACGAATGATATTCTCATGGTTAGGCAGGTCTTTAATCGAACAGGGAATTGCTTCGTCATGCAAAAGTGGAATCAAGTCATGGTATATGGAATAATGCTTTATTCCATTCGCGTGGCAGTATTTTATAGTTTTCTGTGCAACTGCTGCATTGTGCTCGATTATTTTGCCTAAATCTTCTGCTGATTCTTCTACTGATTTGGAGGTAAAACTTTTTTTAGAAAAGTTTCTGAAAACACAATTACTATCATTTTTTGATAGCAGGGAGCTTGAATGCAACAATCCGTAATTATTCATACTATCAATTACACTCAAGCCCCCCTACTAATCAAAATAATTCTTCGGGAACTTCAGAAGCGAGGGCTGGCTCTGCTTGCTCGACTTTAACCTCGGGGGCATTATTCGATTGCATATCCTTCGACTTATAGATAATTAAGTCTGGCGCTCTTTCGTTTTCTCCCTTGTGTTTGTTGGCAAAAATTACAACCTTGTGAACAACTTCTTGACCAAGCTCCTTGGTCTTAAAGTGTCCGGTGAGGTAATCTGTACTGCCGCGTTTTCTCCACAGTGCTCCCATCTCTCGATCAGACCATTCTGTATTCTTCTTAGTATTACTATTTTCTTCAGTCATGCCATATATATTATCATAGTATATATAGTTTGTCAAGCTTTTTTGTGTAAAAAATAATATGGATTTAATAATTCATGGCAGTTTAACTACTCCTCCTAGCCAAATATATTGTTTTAGGGACATAAGTCTTTATGCTAAATGTTTTTTAAAAAGTGAAGTATACGTTGAGTGTCATAAAGATAAAATTGATGAATATTGGTATTGGCTAAAAGAAAATAATGCGTACGATTTTGTGGATGGAATAATTAAAACGAATGAAATATATGGATTTAAGGTCGGGCCAAAGAGTAAAAGTAATTTAAAGATAAAATCTATAGACTATTTCAATCAACCGTTCATACTCAAGATACTTTCTAAAACATTTGGAATATAGTGTGTGATTGATTATAATATTTGCAACTATAGTGTAAATATATTATATGGCATTAGAAGAATATGAGCATTCCGCTAGGAATATGGAAGAGAGTTTTGGGCTCGCCCCCACTGCGCTCATATCTTTGTACGAAATCTACCATATTTACGGCAGGCAAGACGTAGACGACTGGAGAAATCGAGAATATGCATTAAGATTTTGCTCTGCAGACAATCTCGCGGGGCTGACAAGCCAAACGTTAAATAGAAGATCTCTTGAGCAAAAGGGGCTTAAATGGGCGGGGTATTATTATGTTCCAATTGGCATTCAGTCTAATTCTTTCGCAACCGCATCGCAAGGATTACCGAGACCAACTTTGGTTATATCTAACAAAGGGATTTCCTCGCAAGTCGCATCTGATGACTATGGTTCAATGTTTCCTGTTTTTGATTCAATATCTCAATATAATTTATATTATAATGATTTAAATAACGCAAGAGTAGTCAGAAGAAGGGTATTTGCAAAATTTTTAGATGGAGAAAATTTTCCACATAATAACAATATAAATCCTTGGGGCACAAGAGGGACACAGGTTCGTGGAGATGGAATCACGAATGGATCTGGTGAAGTAGTAGGAAACAAAAGCGAAGTTTTCGAATTTTCAAAAGAGCTATATTTTATATCTAAAAAGGTAAATGAAACAAAAGAAAAAATAGAATATGAGTTAACAACTTCAATTGATTCAGAGAATGTTATGATACCAAATAGGACAATATTAGCTAATCATTGTTCATGGTGTTATCGGGGCGAGGGATGTTCTTATTCTGGGCCGCCTGTGGCAACAGATCTAGATGACGAAAGCTTTATGTTGAACACCGAAAGTGGATATGACGACAGTAGTGGTAGCGGACTGCAGCGTCTTGATAGCAAGCGCATATCTTCTACCCAAAGAAGAGTGCGCTCCAGCGGATATTCTGCAGAAATTGGAGAATCTGATTGGACCGTTTCAATATCTACATGGTCAAGAGGAAAAAAATATTTAAGAGGAGATGTAGTCCGCACACCATCAATAACTTCTGAAGGATTCACTGACGGCACTAAAACTACCAAATTAAGTTCTTCAGGAGAAATTGTTATTCAAAATGACATAACAGTTTGGGTCTGTTTAATAGAGCACACGAGCTCCAACAACACATCTCCCGAAAGTAAAAGCGGGCATTGGGTGGCTGACCAATGCTCAAAAACAATTAAGGGATGTAAACTAAGGTTTCAAAATAAAAACAATTATACAAACAATAAATCATTGAGATTCGGGGGTTTTCCCGCTACATTTGATTTTGATACAGGAGGAGAATGATATGCATCCTTTGAAAAAAGATATTAAAACCCACGCCCTTAGCAAATCTAGAGAAGAAGTCTGCGGATTTATTGTGGAAAATAAAGGCAAACTAGAAGTAGTTAGATGTCAAAACGCATCTTCTACCCCAGAAAAAAGATTTGAAATACATCCTGAAACATATTTACAAGTAAAACTGCAAAACGAACTAGTTGCAATATATCATAGCCATCCAGAAAAAGCGCCTTTTTCTAGAGACGATATCCTCGCCGCCGAGTCTTATGCATTGCCCTGTATATTATATATAAACCCTTCTAAAGAATTTGATGCATATTATCCTAAATATGCCGAGACTAAACACATTAAAGATATTAAGGAGGTTATGAATGACTGAAGTTTATCTGCACGGAATTTTAGCTAAAAAGTTTAAACAAAAATATACCTTTGACATATCTAAACCAGAAGATCTTATGGTGGCCATAGACTCTAATAGTCCTAATTTCTTAATATTTTTAAGAAACAATTTTGATACTCTGAGCATGTCTGTATTGGTTGATAAAAAAGTAATGTCTCCAGACGTTTCTTCTTTTAAAAGGGGCTTTTCCCCTAAAAGAATAGATTTAGTTCCTGCTTTATCTGGAGGGCTCGGATTTTTGGGATGGTTTATTATTGGACTATTCGCGAGCGCTACTATTGCTTACTTGTTTGCTGCTAATAGTGTGGCTCCTCCTGAGATGGACAACAATAGCGAGCAATCTGTAAAAACCAGATCTTTTGAATTTGCTGGAGAAGTCAATCTTGAAAAACAAGGCAAACCTGTTCCTGTAGGATACGGGAGGCTGAGGGTCGGAAGTTATGTAATTGGCTCCCAAGTTTGGAATCGCAACCTTTTTAACCAAGTTAAGTCTGCGGATGCTAGTAAAAGCGCCGCAAGTTCGTATGACGACGATGAAGATGATGATTGATTAAGAAAATAGTTATGACAGAAGTATTTTTACATGGTATATTAGAAAAAAAGTTTCGTAAAAGTTACTCTTTTAGCCTTAATAGATTTGAAGAAGTAATGTCTGCGATAGATTCCTCTGAGCCTAAATTTAGGCATTTTTTAGCGCAAAACTTTGATTCTATGGAATTTTCGATATTGTGCGACGGTAAAACTGTGAACATGAATTCTGATTGCTTAAAGAATAGTCCTTCTAGGATAGATCTAATTCCTGCAATGAAGGGGTCGTTGGAACCATTTACCATGTTTTTAATAATGCTCTTCATTAATGTTGGTATAGCTATTATACAGGCCTCTGCTTCTGTACCAAAACCTGAAATGGATAACAATAGCACACAATCTGCAAAAACAAAATCATATGAATTTAATGGCGAGGCCAATGTCCAAAGGCAAGGAAAGCCAGTGCCTGTTGGCTATGGAAGGTTAAGGGTCGGTAGTTATGTAATTGGCGCCCAAACTTGGAATCGCAACCTTTTTAACCAAGTTAAGTCTGCGGATGCTAGTAAAAGCACCGCAAGTTCGTATGACGACGATGAAGATGATGATTAATGATAATGAAAATGATTAATGTAAAATTTTATGGAATATTAAGAAAAACTTTAGGAAGAAGAAAGTATTATTCCAAAGAAGAGTTATTGGCGTTTTTATCTGCGACCATTTACGAAACCAACATAAGTTACGATCAAAAAACCGATATCTATCATGTTTCTCCAAGGATTGCTGGTTCTGGTGGAGGAGGAAAGGGGTCTCCTCCCCCTGTACCTCTTCTGCAGCCCCCCACTGCCGGCCAGAATGTTTTACAAAGTTTTTCACAGATGGAAGTTGTCGACTTAATTTGCGAAGGGCCAATACAGGGATTCTGCGATGCAGATGGGAATGAAATAGACATAAAAAAGGTCTCAGACCCTGCAGCTACTATTGCACAGGGAGTATTTCTTAATAATACAATCGTACAAAACCCAAATAATACTTTTAACTTTAGAAGATTATCTTTAAATTCATCTGTAGGTGATGCTAATGGCATAAGTCGTATGGCATGGGCAAGGTCAAAAATATATCGGACAGTAGACATTAATAGAGCTTTAGTTGGGCCAAATATGAGAACAGACAGCGCAAGCAGTGTCGATGCTGGGGCAAAAAAATATAATATGGATGGTCAAACTGGAGCAAATTACCGAAATAATTTTGGTAATGCTATAGGCTGGTATTTAGGAGATGCAACCTCTACCGAATTATCAAAAAAATATGGATATACTCACAGCTCTCTTCAGTATGGAAGCGACATTAGAACCAATACCGAAACTAGAGATTTTACAAGTTGGAGCCCCGGCCAAGCAAACTATAATGAGGGTGCGTTTCCGGTGACACATACAATTTCAAACTCAGAGGTGGATTATGCTTATGCAACAATTTCTGTAGATGGATTAAGTGACACTGTAGATCATGGCTCTGGGGCGGGGAAATCTGGCAAAATATCTTCAGCAAAAGAGCATAGAGTTGGATTTGAAATACAAATTGGAGTAAATGGAATAACCGACGAGGAGGCTAAGTCTGAAGAATTTAGAGCTTGGCTATTAAAACACGGAGTTACTCAGGATGAAGACAAACCAAGGTTATCTGTGACGAGAAATTACTATATCGAAGGGCTTGTTCAGGGCGGGGCCTACTTAGTTGATGTAGGGCGTGCTCCATGGGGAACAGATTTTGGCCAATTTTCGGATGGATATAAATTAAAAGATTTATCTGAGACTCCTGCCGACGGCAGCACGGAGAATTTGCCTGAGGCAGGCAGGGTAGAAGATGTGGCTGCTGGGTCAGCTGGGGACGCTACACAGTTTGATACTGATGCTGATTATAGCGGAGGTCACGGATTAAATAAATATAGACAATTTGGTTATAAGGGAGCAAATGATGCCTCAATGAGAGATAATTTCGAGGATGCTTTGCAAACAGCTTATATTGATCCTAATGATAATTCTGCTAGCTCGGAATCTTCCGCAGTTGGTGCAGCTTCTTCTTATGACTGTTTTGAGCTTCCTCCATGCGTTCAATCAACTAATTTTAAGACCAGATATATTAAAGTTACTAAGTTAGGGCGAGAGGTTATTTCGCCGTTATTGAATAACTCTATAACCTTAAAAAATGTAACAGAAATTATAGATGAAAAACTGAGCATGCCCTTTTCTGCAGTTATCCAACAAAGTTTTAATTCTAGGTATTTTAACGGCATACCAAGCAGAACCTATCACTTGAAATTAAAGAAAATACTGATTCCAAGTAATTACTTTCCTGAAAAGAGACTACCAAGCGCACCTAGGTCTAGCGCGAGCGATAAAACTTATAACGGAGATTGGGATGGAACATTTAAAGAAGCATGGAGTGATAATCCTGCATGGATATTTTATGATTTATTAATTAATAATCGATATGGTCTGGGTAGTCATGTAGATGTTCATAAAATTGATAAATGGACGCTTTATAAAATTGGTCGATACTGTGATGCTGTTGATGAGGAAGGTTATTTCGTGGGTGTTGACGATACTTATGGTAATAATCAAAAAGAACCTAGATATACATGCAATGTTATGATCACTAACGAGGAAGAATCTTATGAGTTGCTAAAAAGTATATCTGAGATATTTCATGGCATAGCTTTTTGGGACGGGCGAGGGGTTTCGGTCTCTATGGACGGGGGTAGTAGTAGTGTTGCATCTACAGTTTGGCAAACTAACCAAAGTTATGCGGTTGGTGATGTCGTAGAAAGTCCAGCAAATTCTTTTAACTTTTTTAAATGTAGAGTTGCTCATCAAAATATTAATCGAAAGCCGGGCATTGATAATAATTGGGAGGAATATTGGGATCGCACTCCGGGAATAGAGACCGAACCACCCTCTATGGCATTTACTAATACAAATGTTGATGGCGGAGTTTTTTCTTATTCTAACGCTTCTAAGTCTTCTAGGTTTACTGTCGCTAGAGTTTCATATATGGACAAAAGGGATGATTTTAGAAAAAAATATGAATATGTTGAAGATAAGCAAGGTATCAAAGAATTGGGTATTATAAAGAAAAATCTTGAACCTCTTGGCTGTACTTCGCGCGGCCAAGCTCATAGGATGGGTAGATGGTTCTTTTTAACATCAACTTTGAATACTGAAATAATAAGTTTCGCAACAGATTACAGAGCTTTATTTTTGCAGCCCGGAAATATAATTGAAGTAAATGATAAATTAAAAAATAAACAACAAAAAATAGGTAAAATTCTTGAAATTTCTCCAACAGATAATACGGTGCTTAAGTTAACTGAAGAAGTTGACATAAGAACCACTTTAATTGATAATGAAGACCCTGATGCAGGGTCTAAATTTGAGATAATACTGACCTCTTTAGACCCAAACTATTCTGTCGAATATATTAATAATTCCTCAAACTTTAATCAAGGAAAAAGGTCTATGGCTGATATTGATAAATTAAATAATTCTCAAATATTAAGAGGTCAAATAGATTTTCCGCCAGCAGGCTTTGATTCAGATCATATAAGAATTAAAAATTTAGAAAATGGTGCATACTTTAAATTTACGAATAAATTGTCTTCTCAACAGGAGGATGAAAAAATTATTCCTCCGGGAACTGATTGGGCATTGGTAAAGCCAGATGACGGAGAACCTCATAAAGAAAGCTGGACATCGAGAGAGTATAAAGTACAAGGAATCTCAGAAGATGAAGAAGGAAAATATACCGTAACAGCAGTATTTTTTGACAAAGAAAAAATAGGGTCTATGGATCAAAAATTTGCTGTGATTTCTCCTAAAATAGACATGGATGTTGGATTCAGTTCATCCCCTATTGTGGACCTCTCCTCGCCAACAATATCTAGTGTAGAGCAAACAGAGAGCGACCCATCTAAGCCTATTAAAATATCTGTTGAAGGCACCCATCCACCTGTCGCCGGATTCAGTCAAAGCTCTATGTCTACAGAATTATGCATTTACAATCCGGCTGGCACGAAGGTTTATACTCAAACAGTTTCTAGGGGTAGTAATGAGGCTTTCTCTATTCAATTTACTAGTAGCATAAACCTTAATGACGCTTCAGCGGAAGGAATTTGGTATGCTGAAGCGACAACTTCAGCCACAAACTCTACTACAAATAAAACGCAGATATCAGTTACAGCTTCCATGGGGGTTTCTGTGGGAAATTTTAGTTTTAGGGAGGGAGCGAAACCAGAAATACAAAATTTAACAGTTAATGGAGTTACCTTGTTTAATGATTTTGAAGTTCAGTCTGAAAGCGATAGATTTGTAATATCATGGGATATATTAGATATAGATTCTGAATCAACATTAATAACTTCTGCTAGCGATTTAAATCTAAGCCCTTTTGCATCTGGTATAAAAGTTGGACTTGTAGCTTTAGACTCAGGTGGTAGCGAAGTTGGTGAGATCGCTTGGATTCACGGATTAAATTCACAGGGGGCGCAAAAGAGCATACTTAAGTCATTAGATTATACATTTATTTATAGTGAACGATATAAAACTAAGACTGCTTCAGATCAAAATGAGTCATTTTTGTATCCAAATTTAGCAAACCATAGAGACATAAGAATCAAGTTGGTTCCTGAGGCTCGTGCGGGCGTAGATGCTAACGGTGAAACAGTTTATATTGAAGGTACTCAAAAGAATATAGACATTAAAAATAGCGCGATTACATACAGCGATACTTCAACTGGGGGAACTTTAGAATTTGTATTTGAATTGCCATTTGATAGCGCAACATTCATGAACGGTACGAGTGGAGCACAAGTTAAGCCAGATGGCTGGAAGAAAATAAATTATCTTTACGAAAATGAAGATGGTGACATAGTACAAGCAGAAACCGATTTCAATGGGGCAATTCCTGAAGATGTAGACGGCGCAGAGGTGGCTTTTGACTATAGGGCAGAGATTGCAAAAAGCGATGTCATGATGGGATTATCTGGGGTAGATGGCGGTGGTAGAGTATTAAGTGGGTCGGCTGCAATCAATATTTGGAGGACAATTAAAAATGGCACAAGGCGCTCTTTACAGACTTCTAACGCTAGTACTACTGCACCAGTATCTCATCCCAACGATGAAAATCCCGTAATTGGCCTTATACCGATTGATGATATGAGAGAAATCGCCGAAGCGGAGGGCTCTCCTTCTAGTAAAGGTGGTGTACATTTTTACAATTATCAATTAGTCATAGGTCAAATTGACGAAAACATAACTGATTCAGAAGTCGTCGAGCAGATGGGTAATTGGGAAACAAATACACGGACGATTTCTAATAACTTAGATACATTTACCGCATTGTATGATGCTGCATACGTGACGAGCGATAACCAAGGCATACTTGTAATGGATAGGTTAAGTATTGAGGTTGCCGGCGAATCGGGGAGAACGCATGTTGGCTATATGACCGTCCATCTTTGCGCTGAAAAAAATGAAGTTCCAAGCGACGAAAATGAAGTATCGGGAACAACTGCTCCTAATATATCAATTGGTTTCGATATTGATGGTATAACAGGGTTAAGTAATCAAGTGGAAAATGGTAAATATATTAAAGTAAGAGTATGGGACAAATTTAATTGGAATAAACAAATCGGAAAAACCATCGAAGAAAGAAAAGAGAGCGTCGTTCCTCAAACTATTCTCATAATGGAAGATTATCTTTTTTACATGGACGAGTCATCTAATTTTACAGATTTATCAGAAGATGATGACAGTGGTGAAATAAGAGAGCTAAAATTAAATATGAATACTTATGGGGACGAAAGGGTAGTTGGTTACAAGCAATTTTATAATGGAATGATCATTGGAGGAACTGAAGAAGTCAGATGGAGCGATGGAAGCAATATAGATTATAATGATCTTGATGCATTTACACAATACCCTGTTTATAATGACGTCGTTAGTAAATCAAGGTCCAGCGCTCAAGAATTCAAGGGGTCTCCTGTTGGAATTGGTCAATTTGATATCAAAGGCCTAGAAGGAAAAGAGTTTCCTAATTTGATGGGTGATGGAAATTCTAATGATATCGAAGGGATGACCGTGGCTACTGACATTCGTGATCTAAAAGACTATCATGTATCTATTAAGGGCATGAATTTAACTTGTGAGGCTGGAGATCAAGGAAATTATAATGGATCAGGCGGCTTAATTTCTGGAGAAAAAATTCACTCTCCTTCATTCCGAGCAGGAGAATCTATAGTTGATCTAAACCAACTTCCGACTATAGAAAATAATAGTATTGCGTCTAAATTAACGGGCGAGGCTGAAATTGCTACTTTTGTTCAAAATAAAATTCAGGAAAATGCGCTTCCATTGGACGGTTTAATTCAAACATCGTTTACATCAAATTTAACAATTAGTGGTGGAGCTAAAATAGGAATGAGTGGTTCTAATTTTATAATTCAAACTAACGATGGTACGATATATAAGATAACAGGTACTGTAATTTAAACTTCAGCGTATTCTACTTCTTTTAAAGCGCTTAAGTCTTCGCCCCCCGCATAAGAAATGGAGCTCTGTAGGTCTTGCTTGATCTCGTTTAATTTTTGCTCATAGCTCATTCCGTTGGATGAAATATTCGTGAGCTTTCCTTCTATATTATTGTTATGACCTTTGTTTTCTGCGCTTGCTGAGCCAAAATAGGCTTTATGGAGCGTACCATTAACCGTACTGCAGATCGCAGGACTATCTGTACAAGCTGCAAATAGTCCGCCTGCCATAACCATATCTGCCCCTGCCACAATAGCTTTTGCTATATCTCCATTACATTTGACTCCTCCATCTGCAATTATTGAAATCTTTTTGCCTTCTTTTAAGAAATCGCCCGAATGGACGTTCGAGCAATTTTTTGTACAAGTAAACATTGGTAATGTAAATCCTGTCTTATCTTTAGTTGTGCAAGGCGAACCTTGACCAATGCCGACCTTAACTACGTCTGCGCCCCATGATGATAGATCTCTAACTGCAGTCGGTGTAGCTACATTTCCTGCAATGATTTTAGTTTCAGGCATAAATTTTTTCACACATTCAATTGCGATCTTCATTCTCTCACAGTGACCATGAGCAATATCGATTGTAATATAATCCACTCTCTGTTTGTATTTTGCAAGGGCGACTATATCTTTCTTATCCTCCATTTTAACCCCCATACTAACTGAAATAGTTTTCCAGTTTTCATCATTCATTTGAGATACAATGTCCTTGAGGGGGTTATCGAATCTGTGCATTATATAGAAATAATCATGTTCGCTCATCCATTTCGCAGTCTGCATATCAATAACAGACTTCATATTTGCCGGAATGATGGGTAGTCGAAACTTTTCTCCACAAAAATCTACACCAGTATCGCAGTCTGCCCTGCTATAGACTTCGCTGTAGTTTGGGACTAGAGCTATGTCTGAATATTTTAGGTATTTATTTTTGCTCAACTTCTTTGCCCTCGTCTTTGGGGGCTGTAAGGAACTTGCTCATGGTAGATGCAAGAGAATCATATCTATCTACTTTTTCAAGTATTCTTTTAATCTCTTCTCCAACTTCTCCATGTTCTCCAATACCTGCGGCATTTTCAAGCAAGTTTGTGAGATCGGCGAGGCTTTGATCTCTTAGTCCTATATATTGATTATATATTGATCTTAAGTATAATTCTTTCATATTCAAATTCCTGTTC